AAAAATTATAATAACAATAACCCATTTTACTGCATCTTCTAATAGTGTTTGGTCGGCTGTTTCGCCGTATACAAATTCTGCAAGATACTTAACAGGGCCAACTTCTGCTTCTAGTTTTCTGTATTCTGCTTCTAGCTTGTATTTTTCTTCAGACAGCACAGCAATTTCGCTTTCTGCTGTTTGTATTTTTTCTTCTTCAACTGCAATATCGGCATCAGTTGTTGTTTTATCTTCAGTGCCTAGTTGCGCTCTAAGACGGTTGATCAATTCGTTTGATTGTGCAATTTGTTCTTCAGCAACAGATCGTAAACGCTGTATCTCTGTTCTAGCAGCATCAATGACAGGAGATGTTAATTTACTGCGTTCAGATGCAATTAGCTCAGCTAGTCGTTGCTTTTCAGTAGATTGTGCAACACGGAATGCTTCTATTGCACTGCTGGTTGCTGGGCCTAGAGAACCATCTGCCTTTACTCCTACAAGTGCTTGTAATTCTTTAATACTACCGCTGGTAATATACTGTTCAATTTTTTGTAAATTGTCGTTTACTGCGATCAATTGATCTTCATAAATCAACAGGCTGCCGGCTAAACGCTGTTCTTCTTTGCGAATGATTTCATTCTGTTCATCGATTGCAGGTTGAATGCGTTGGTATGCACCATCAATGCGTTGCTGTTCTTTGTCAATTTGTGCTTGTATTTCAGTGTCGTTGTTTTTGCCTGCTGTTTCTAACTTTGCAATTTCCAATTCTGCTCGGTCAGCAATGCGTTGTTGTTTGACAATTTCTGAATCAATAAGTTCAATGCGAGCAACCCCTTCTGTGGCTGCGGCAGTTTGTTCAATGTGTGCTTTTGACAAGAATCCAAAGATGCCCATACTGGTGATAAACATCAGAATTACAGTTGCTATTGCCAAGTAGGTTTTTAGCCACCAACGTGCTTGATTCCAGTATTTGTGTAGCCAAACTGCTGTAACCAATTTACCTAGTTCTAATACACTGCCCATAACTATAATGGGCAATGCAGCGGCAGCAAAAATTGCAACAAGTCCAGAAACGCTGTAGTAAATCGCCACAGCAGAGATAGATAGTGCCGTGACCAAAACTAACCAACCTAAAAACATACTTTAATTATTCCTTGTTTAGTTTCTGCGCATCTGCGCAATATCTACAGCGTCATCTTTTTTGTCTGCAAAGACAGGAACCATGTTGCTTTTGTGCATTGTTGCAATGCCGAGCAGTGTGCGTTCGCCGCTGTAAACCATACTCTCCTTTGCTGCACCGTGTCCTGCAACACGATCGCTTGTAACCCGCGGACCTGTATTGTAATCCGGTATATTATTTACACTCTTGCGTTTGCCATTAACGTATAGTTTTTCTTGTAGTTGTGTTGAACTCACACCGCGAGACTTGAGCCATGCTTCATGCTCTTCTTGTGCCTTCTGGAGGCGTTTGTTGTTGTTTGTTTTTTTCTTACGACTGTACTTTGTAGTAGTCATGTAAGGTCCGACCAAGTGCATCGACATCCGAAGTTCTCTCTTTTGTTAATAACACAACTAGTATAACATGCTATAATATTTTGTCAACTAGTAATCGGTAATCATGATTTATTACTCATATATCATTACGCAATCTTTTGGCCATTGTTGTGCCATTTTATAACCCCAACTAAGAAGCAAATCGACTGCTAAATTGCCTTCAGTTCCGTAATATTTTTTAGAATAATTCTTATTTTCCATCAATATAACTGGACGACATTTTTTAATGGTTTGTTCTGCGCCAGCTAGTATAAAAGGTTCGTAACCCTCGCAGTCTATTTTTATAAATGAAACATTTGGAAGACTAAACGAGTCAAGAGTTTTGCACACAAAATTTCCTGATTTGTTTCTATCAACGTAGGTACCAAAAGTGTTTTTAAGATAATTTAGTACTACAGATTCTTCTTTATCGCTAAGACCGCAATCGCATACCACAACATTTGTTAAATGAAATTTTTCCACATTCTTTTTTAAGCATTCTCTAACAGCAGTGTCAACTTCAAACGCATATACTTGAGAGAAACACTGGTGCAAATTGTAACTCATAATACCGTAATTTGCTCCAGCGTCAATAGCAGTGTTAAATTCTTTTACATAGCTTAAAGCTGTGTCTAATTTATTTTTTTGATAATCTAAAACACTAGGATTGTCAACGGAATCTGCCCTGCTCAATGCTGACCTTAAAGCTCTATCACCAGGTACTGTTATCCATTCTTCTAATTTCATGTTATTTCATTATCTCGGGCCAATCAGCAGCAACACTCAGTGCTTCTACAGATTCGTCTAGTTTTGGAAATAGATTTATACCTGTTATTTCTTCTACCTTGTCAACTGATACTGCATACATGGGCAAATCTTTTACTGGAAGTGCTTCGTTAGGGAATACAAAGCCGATTGCTGTATTGTTGGTTGCGTTGTAAACAACTTTCCAAATATACTGAGGAACACCCACAGCACCCGGACCAATAGTTAAATAACCTTCTTGGTATATTGTACCGCTTGCAACATAAATGTCATTGTTTAACGCTGTATTTCTTACACCTAGTTCAAGTATACGCCAAATGCCTCTATTGTTATTTGGTGTTTGCGGAATCATGTTACTCAAGAAGAAACTTTCACTCATTTGTTCTTGACTGGCTCTGTTGTTTGCTGCGGGGGCTAAGTGTCCGCGATCATATGGTTCGCCTGAGTAATCTTCAAGCGTGGCTTCTTTGCTGTCATCTATTAAGTCGTCAGGTCTAAAGTCATCCTTGCGATTAGCTGTACCTGTAATATCCACTTGGTCTAAACGCTCAACAACATATTCAGCTGTTTTTGTATCGTATCGATAATGAATAGCATAGTTACTGTGACATATGTATTGTGTGTTTTCTGTTATCGAACTTACAGGCGCACCATGAATGGTATGCTGCGGGCAGTTATCGTCGATAGGGTTTGCAAATGCTGCAAATGGAAATAGTACTAATAGATACAGTGATTTCATGTGTTCTCTCTTTATATTTGCTTAAACTACAACATTGCGTTTAGGTGATCCCCAAACATCACGTGCATTAACACGAATGAATCGCTTGTTGGTTTGTGCTTTATTGGGATTTTCCATTGTTAACACTACGTTCAACCCTTTGGCCCATGCTGCACGTTGGTTAACTATACGTTGTCCGCTGCTCATGTAGTCCTTACGCATTGCGTGTTTTGTGCTTTTACTGACGTTGCTGTGAACGCCTTGACTGATGAAGCCGTTTGACTTTCCACCTTTTTTGGCCATTGCCGATCCTCCATTATATGTGTATTTATTTAATATAAAAAAAAGGGTCCTATAAAATAGAACCCTTTTCAGTTTTATATTTTAGCGTAGATTAGAAGCTAAACGATACACCAAGTGCAGGAGTAGCTGCTTCAGTGTCTAGGTTGTAACCAACTTCAGCAAATGCGCTTAGGCTGTCTTTGGTGTAAACAACGCCAGCACCGATGTTTTGTGCCATGTCATCAGCATCGCCGTTAACAAATGCAGAAACGTCTAGTGCGTCCATTGCGCTGTAAGTACCAACTGCTTCGTAAGCAAATGCATCAGTATAAGTAACAGCTACGTTAGCATAAAGTGCTTCGCCAGCATCAAACCCAGTTGCTACTGCAACAGTGGTGTCCTCAGTGTCGAGGTTGTAGTCAAATGCTGCGTTTACATCAATCTTGCCGTAGTCGTTGCTGTAAGCAAGCTGAACGTTTTCAACTTCGCCCACATTGGCACTGATGTCAGTTAGACCAACAAGTGCATCAAATGCACCGTAACCAACAATCACACTCTCGTGATCGTCAGCTGGGTTAGCAAGAGTGTCGCCGCCAACAACTTCTAGTCCGCCAAAGCTGAACAAGTCGCCTTGGTCGCCAAAGCTAACACTAGTAGCACCAAATGCTACACCAATGTGCCATCCATCAACAACGATATCACCGTTGTCTGCTTCTACGTCAACAGAACCAAATGCAGTTGCATCTTCAGCCTTGTGGCCAAATGACAGTTCAGCAGTTGGAGTTGCGATAAAATCGCCTGCGTTGTTTTTAGTAAATTCAGCACCAACTGAACCGCTGACATCAGCAGCAAATGCAGCGCCAGCAAATGCAATAGCTGCAACAGTAGTAAGTAGTAGTTTCATAAAGTTTTTCCCTTTGTTATTACAATGGCAAATTTCTTGCTCATTCGTATTATTAGTTATAACATGTATTCTATAAGACGCAACTAGTTTGAACAGATATCTAGGGTTTTTTGAAAATGCTTTTTAAATGTGTGTTCTATGTGCAACAGTTATACTAGCGGTTTTAGTATGCCATGTCGTTTTATCAACGGATCAATAGCAGCTTTTGCCTGACCTATGTCCCACTTAAAGGTTTTCTGTGCCTCAGAATACATGGCATCAACAGTGTCATGACGCCTTATAATTTTATAAAGTAACTGGTCGATTTCAATCCAATTCACTGCTTTAACCATTCTATAAACTTGTCAGCACCGTTGCT